CACCGCGTCCAGCCTTGCGTCCTGNAANGCCTGTTCGGCGAATGATGTATGTCCAAGCAGCATTTATCTCCTAAGGTTTTGGATATTTTAATTTCACTTCAGCTCTTTTAGCTTCAATCGCAGACTTGTCATCCGTGTCATATAAAGCGACAACCAGTTCTTCTATAGTTGGGTATTCGGCTTTTCTGTTTCTTGCGTATTCCTGTGCGTCATACTCCGCATCTAATCTGTCCATTTCAGCCTTAACCAAAGTCCAAGTCAGTTCGGAATGAGGATTAGTTGTTGTTTTAATTGAAATTCCGTTTTCATCTGTTCCGATTTTCCAACCAATCTTGTTAAAATCCTCCTCTGTTTCAATCTCTCCAGAAAAAGACACTGGTGTGCTTGGTTTAAGGTTTTTTACTGCTCGGAAAAAATTATTACTCACGCTGAAATCTCCATTAATGTAAATTGAGAAGGGAAAGAACCATTTTGAAAACTTGCATTTTCATCAACATCNANAGATTTTGCATATGCTGTATAAGTAATCGCTGAAACAGTGGCGTGAGAGGTGTCCAAGAATTGANAGGAACTGTGAAAACAAAAATGAAATGAAGTATCACTATCATGTGCAAAATAAGTGGAAAAACTGCTACCACTAGCGTTTTCTTCCAATACATCCCCTGCCGCACCACCGCTTCTAGTAACTTTACAAGAATAACCCCATTCATCAGAACTGGTGACAGAATGACCTCTGCAGTGTAACTTAAGCAATCCAAATATTTTTGAGTCAGTGGCACTAGGAGTTATGGCACAAGTCACTCCTGTTGATACATAATCTAAATCAGCAACGCTAGTCTGCGAAGTATAGTTAGTGTGTTGCACTTGCACAAGTTTTCCACCAGCAGCAGCAGCTTCATAAACCGCACCAACACCAGCACCAGAAGATGTCAAAACTTGTCCGTCAGTACCCAGACTGCCTACCAGTCCAGAACCTCTTATGTTAAGGCGACTGCCTACAATTCCACTCATAAATTTCCTCCTATAATGTTTGTAATAAATAACTAACACACACATCAATATCTGATGAACTTGCTGTAATTATTGATAAATGGTCTGTTGCTTCCATAACTATTCTGTCATTATGAACAAAAGTTTCGTTAGCACCAAGAGCTTGGGTATGATAAATATATGTATCACTGCCGCCACCTCCATCATCAATAAGCAAATTAAATGTTTCAGCCGCACCAGCAGTTTCACAAATCGAAACCGACAGAACTGTCGCAGTTGTCCCTGCTCCAACAGTTAGTAATGCTTGAACAGAAGCTGCATCGCCTCTGAATGTTGCTAATTTTAATACTTCACTTGCCATATTTCCTCCTTAAAATCCTAATACCATTGCTTTGCCTGTACTTGAAAATGTATGATTCATACTTGAATCCAAATTTACAGTATTACCGGAAATAGTCAAATCAGAACCATCTCCTTCAATCTTTTCTCCGTCATCACCGAACGTCAAGCCAATGTCTGCTGGAATATTAACATCTCCACTAGCTCCAACTGTGATTGATAAATCCGTTCCGTCTGATTCAATTTTTTCAGTAGCGGCGAAAGTTAATCCGACACCAGACGGTATGTTAACATCATCAGTCGCTGTTAAGTGAATGTCACTTCCAGAATTGATTGTTAAATCCGTTCCGTCAGAAGAGAGGCTTTCACCACCTCCTGCATCGTATAAATACAGGTTGGCCGCACCTGCTAATACCAAGTCATCCGTATTTTCATCCCAGAGCATGTAAGCCCCGGCAGTAGCTCCGAAGAATTGAACATCGTGTCCCGTGCCGTCAACGCCAACTGTTATTGTACCTATGCAAGTTAATGCAGAGCCAGTAAAGGTTAAGTTCGCTTCTGCATCAAGTTCTGTAGTTGTAGAGCCAACAGTGACTAATTCACTTTGTGTAGCATTGTTTAATGCTGTTACAGCACCGGCAGCCGTATCTTCCCAAGCACAGGCAGCACCTGCACCACCAGAAGTCAATACCTGACCATCCGTACCGTAGTTGGCACCTGCAATGCCTATTTCATTATCTGCTGTAAATCTAAATTTCTCTGCGGCAGCTTCTGACTTGCCCAGTGCGAATACTAAATCAGTATTATTAACACCGGCAGCAAAAGTATCATCCGCTTCCGCCCATATTGCAGCACCAACCAAGACAGCATCACTGCCATCAGATTCTAAAGGAGCTTGAAATTCTATTTTTCCTAATACATCCGCATCAACGACAGTCAGTTCACCCGTAGTAAGTTTTAAATGNCCCGGCCCTGCCGCAGTTGCTCCTCGTATCTCGAATGNATCTTCTGATTGGTCGTATATTCCAAATGCACCGGCAGAATCACCAAAGAACTTAACATCAAGTCCTGTACCGTCAACACCAACAGTAACTGTACCATCTATTTGTACAGCACCATCAATATCAACAGCGTCTAAGTTAGCCGTTCCATCTACATCAATATCACCTGCAAGATCAATTCCTGCCGCACCTGCTAAGACTAAATCATCTTCTGATTCATCCCATAACATATAGGCACTAGCAGTAGCACCAAAGAATTTTACATCATGTCCTGCATCATCAACACCAACATTTATAACATCAGTGAATTTAAATAAATCCTCATCCTCCATCCATGTAATAACACCATCATTATCTTCTCCATCAAATGTTAATGTAATGTCTGTTCCTGCTGTGCCATCACCTATAGTTAATGATGTTCCAAGTAGTTTAGTTACTGGGCCACCTTCAGCAGCAGTTCCATCATGACTATGCCCTGTACTAACGGCAAATGCCGCTAATAACTGGTCAAATTCATTATTTAAATCGGATGCCTCAATGACACCTCCATCAACGATACCTGCCGAACTTTGTCTAGTATATGTTGAACCCATTTATCTTCTTCCTCCCGGTGTAAATTCCATTTGAAATCCTTTTATTGTCCAAGGATTGTTTGTACTTGTATCCGTAATTTTTAATGCCACAGCAAAGCCAGAACCTTCCACTGTTTTTCTTGTAATTGGTAAATCGCCTAGACCATATACTGCTGTTCCAAATTGTCCACTTCCAAATATTGCACCGCTACCTGATGTTTCCAATGTAATGACATCCGGTTGAGGTGTTTCACCATCATCATAATTATATTTAACATACATATTTGCACTAACTTCACCTTCTGGTTTCCAGTTTAAGTTAATGCGTTGCATATTTTTTCTAATTCCGGGGTCACCCATTGTTAAGTCTGGCGACCTGAAAGTAGAATCTATACTTTCTGTTCCTCCTGAACGTGTCCAAACATTACCATCATCCTGCTTATAAATATATCCGTCATATCCACCAGAGATAGTTGTTTCAGAATTACTAATTAAATCAGAATCACAGCATGAAACTTTTAATCCTTTTATATCTGAATATTCAAATCCCATTTGCTGTGTATTAGGATTAGATTTAATTACGGCAATTATTCCTCTTGAGCTACTTTCTCCTCCTGTAGTTTTAGGATAAAATAGACGATATTGAGATTTATTACCTATTACCAATGATGTTACGTTATCATAACCAATATCATTTATTCTATCTTGTACCTGTTTTGATACAGTTCCTAACTCTATATCACCAATTCTTGCTGTTCCTGCAATAGTACGAATACCATCTGCCGCCAAAAATATAAGGTCACCACCCAATTCTTGAATGGAATGATGAGCAATTGTACCAATTCCTTTTGCAACTTCTGCTAGTGCAAAGTTACTAGTACTTGTTCCTGTTATTTTAAAAATTGCTGTTTTGCAAAATATAAATAATTCATCACGAAATACCTTTAATCCCGTAATAACATCACCAACAATAATCGTTCCACCACCGGTATCAAAATCATCTTCCGTATAGGGGCCTGAATAATGCACTGTTGACGTGGCATCAGACATTCCCGCATAAAACATATGGTGTGCAAATTGCTTTACATACTTTGGATTGGTAGGTGCCGTACCTCCACCAGTAGCATTTATAATATCTTCCGTATAACTTGTATTTAATGTAAATGCTGCTGCTGAACCTGTTGCAATAATTATCTTATCATTACCATCAAAATTAAACTTGTCAAAATCGTAGGTATATGTAGTACCTTTACTTGTGGCTCGTGATGTCCAACTTCCTGAAGTAGTACCACTGTAAACAGTACCACCCCGTGCCGCTATAACTATATCATTAAAAATAGCTGATAAATTTATTCTTTCAGTTGAAGAAGATACTTGTGTAACTATAGTAGTATTAAATTTTGTTGTACCATTTATTCGCCTATATCCCCCTGCAACGGAAGGTTCAAAGTTTGATAATTG